TAAGGCAAGAAGAAGTCTTGGTATTGGTTATATTGGTCTTGCACACTATTTGGCAAAACACAAAGTCAAGTATGGTGACAAAGATGCCTTGAAATTGGTAGACAACCTTACAGAGGCATTTCAGTTTTATCTATTGAAACATTCAAATACTCTTGCAGAAGAAAAAGGCAAGTGTGATTATTTCGATAGAACAAAGTATTCAGACGGCGTACTTCCTATAGACACTTACAAAAAAGATGTTGATGAATTGGTGAAACCAAAACTACAATATGATTGGGAATGGCTAAGAAAGAAAATCAAAGAGCATGGACTACGACATAGTACACTTACAGCTCAGATGCCGTCTGAATCCTCTTCTGTTGTATCTAATGCGACAAATGGTATCGAACCACCAAGAGATTATTTAAGTATTAAAAAGTCTAAGAAAGGCACATTAAAACAGATTGTACCACAATATCAGACTTTAAAGAACGCATATACTCTATTATGGGACATGCCAGACAACAATGGTTATATAAATATCGTTGCAGTAATGCAGAAGTATTTTGACCAAGCCATTAGTGGAAACTGGTCATACAATCCAGAACATTTTGAAAATGGTGAGGTGCCTATATCAGTTATGGCACAAGACTTACTGAACACCTACAAGTATGGGTGGAAGACTTCTTATTATCAAAACACATATGATAGTAAGAAAGATTTAGATGAACCACAACATTCATTGGGGTGGAAAGACGAAGTTAAAGAAGAATTACCAACTGCTGAATTAGAAGATGAAGCATGTGATAGCTGTACTATTTAAAGAGGGAAAAGAAGAATGGCAAGAAGTGTACTAAACAAAGAAACCGGTGTAGATTTTACAAAACAACCAATGTTTTTTGGTCCTGAAATGCAGGTTCAAAGATATGACGATATGAAATATCCTATCTTTGAAAAACTAAACCAACAACAATTAGGTTATTTCTGGAGACCAGAAGAAGTGTCTTTACAGAAAGATAGAAATGATTATCTACAATTAAATGAACAGCAGAAGTTTATTTTTACATCTAATCTAAAGTATCAAACTATGTTAGATAGTGTACAAGGTAGAGGTCCATGTTTGGCCTTTTTACCATTTGTATCAATACCTGAACTAGAGGGTTGTATTGTAACATGGGATTTTATTGAAACAATCCATAGTAGAAGTTATACATACATTATCAAAAATCTATATGCAAATCCAGGTGAAGTATTTGATACCATTATGGGTGATGAGAAAATCCAAGAGAGGTCACATTCAATTACTAAGACTTACGATGACTTAATTGAAAATGGTTATAAGTGGGCATTAAAACCTGATAGTGTAGATATGTATGAACTTAAAAAGAAAATGTATCTAGCTATGTGTACAGTAAACATACTAGAAGGCTTGCGTTTCTATGTTTCATTTGCTTGTTCGTTTGCATTTGGTGAATTAAAACTACTTGAAGGTAGTGCAAAGATTATATCTTTTATTGCAAGAGATGAAAGTCAACACCTTGCAATGTCACAAACTATCATCAACAACTGGCATGATAGAAACGATGACAAAGACATGTTAAAGATTTCTAAAGAAGTCCAAGGCGAAGTGTACAAGATGTACGATGAAGCAGTAAATGAGGAAAAACGATGGGCAACATATCTATTTTCAAAAGGCAGTATGATTGGTTTATCAGAAAAACTGTTACACCAGTTTGTAGAATATATGGCGAACAGAAGAATGAAAGCCATAGGCCTAGAACCGAAGTACGACCAAAAAACAAATCCACTTCCATGGGTAGACCACTGGCTGAATTCAAAGGGTACACAAAACGCACCACAAGAAACAGAGATTGAGAGTTATGTTATTGGTGGCATTAAACAAGATGTTAAAAAAGACCAATTTAAAGCATTTAAATTATAATGGTATTAGAAAAAAGAAAAAAAAGCTGTTCTTCCTGCGAAACTAAATATACCGTAAGTTGGGACATTGACGAGCAAGATTTAGAGCCGTTAACTTGTCCTTTCTGTGGATATGAAGTTGAACAGGAAGAAGATGAACTTGAAGATAGATACGAAGAAGACAACGAAGACGAAGATTGGAATTGATTACAGTCTGACAAGTCCTGCCGTCTGTATAAATGATGGCAAGTTGTGGTTTTATTATTTAACAAGTAAGAAAAAGTGGATAGGTAAACAAAGTGAGAACATTATTGGTTATGAACATAAAGATTATAATGACCCTATTGAAAGATTTAAAAACATATCTGACTTTGTTTTTAAAGTTATCGAAAAACATATTTCATCTCAAATCGGTTACAGAAGCATCGAAGATGTTTTTATCGAAGGCTATTCTTTTGGGTCAAAAGGTAGAGGTGTTTTTCAGATTGCTGAGAATTGTGGCATACTTAAATATCGTTTACTTGAAAAAGGCATTGGTTACACTACAGTTGTACCTAGTGTTGTTAAGAAAGGCGCTACTGGAAAAGGTAACGCAGACAAAGATTTAATGTATGAGGCGTTTGTGAAAGAAGTAAAGATTGATTTGAAAAAACTATTTGATACAGAAAAAGTAGGTAACCCTATTTCTGATATCGTAGATAGTTACTATATACAAAAGGTTGGCTATGAAGATACATCTATTTAATACTAAAAAATCATCACTACCATTTCTAAATGCGTTTTCAAAAAACCATGATGTCAAAGTTTATAACTCAAAAGAAAATGAGGGCGCTGTAGGTAAAGGTGCAGATAGATTTTTAGATTACAGTTGGCCAACATGGGACGGTACACTCGTACATGACGAACCAGTAATATTTCAAGGTCTTGTGAGAGGCACAAAAGAAGTGTATGAAGTTGCTAACTCAGAGGGTACCGATTGGTATTACTTTGACCAACCATACTTCTTTATGAAAAACTACCAACAATCAGATACAGGCGACAGATGGTATCGTATATGTAAAAATAATACTCAAAAGAATTTCTTAGAAAAATCATACAAAAAAATAAATAAAAGATTTGATGACCTTATGTTAAGGTTACCTCAAAATTGTAGAGATGAACTTACACCTAAACCATGGCAGTATGATGGTAAACATATTCTTATTATACCACCTAGTTATCATACAGCATGTTGGTATGGCATAGACAGTATGAAATGGACAGAAGATGTAATCAAAACAATTGCAAAGTATGATAGAAAACATCCAGTAAAAATTAGACAGAAATTTAAAAATGGTGTAAATTGGGGAGAAAAATTAGATAGACCGTTGAGTGAAGATTTAAAAGATTGTTATGCTATGGTATCTTTTCATTCAATGTGTGCTGTAGAAGCTGTCATGTCAGGCATTCCAAGTTATTGTAGTGAACATTCGCCAGCATATCCTGTTAGTCTAGGTTTAAATGAATTAGACCAGATAAAAGACCCTTTATATACAGGAGAGAGGATGGATTGGGTAAAATCTTTAATGTGTGCTCAGTTTACGGAAGAAGAGATGGAATCAGGTAAAGCTTATAAACATTTAAATGGCGAAAATGTGTGGTAATGAAAAACTTAATTTTTATTAATTCAACACCAAAACCACACGAACAGTTGTTATTAAATCAGTTTGCTGATAGTATTGGTGTTGATGTAACACATAGCAAACAATATGAACCATGTGATGTTGCTATTATATTAGGTTCATGGAAGAAAAATGCAACTTCTCATCATAGCTTAAAAAATGACATAGTTGATAATCATAGAGGTAAACTTATAATCTTTGAAACGCCATTATTAAATAGAAAACTAATAGAAGAACATGATAGTTATAGAGTTGGTTTAAACCATTATATGCGAGGGTTATCAGATTTTAAAAATAAAAATTCATCACCAGACAGATTTAATTCTATGGGTATTAATGTTAAAGATTGGCGTAATAAAGGTGACCATGTATTAGTTATTGGTCAAAATTCATATGACGCCTCACTATTTGGTATTGATTTAGAATTATGGTTAATAAACACAATTAAAATGTTATTAAAAAATACTGATAGAGATATAATTGTGAGAGACCATCCAGAAAATAAATTAAGACTGAAAGAAGTAGTTAATAAATTTAATTACACCAATAGAGTTAGTTATGATAAAAATAAAAATATAAAAGATAGTTTACATAATGCCTGGTGTACCGTATCTTATACTAGTGGTTCAAGTGTAGATTCAATTATAGAGGGCATACCTGTTATAACTTGTTGTGAATATAATTTTATATGGCCAATATCATCACACTCTTTAGAACAGATAGAAAATCCTAAACTTGGTGAAAGAGAACAACTATTATATGACCTAGCGTATGCTCAATGGTCAGTAGAAGAAATCAGACAAGGTAAACCATGGCAACATTTAAAGTAATAACTACCTGGAATAATAATCTATATGAAGCATATGCTCATAGATTTAAAAAAACATATAATTGGCCTTTTGATTGTTTTATATACCACGAAGACAGAATGGAGACAGTTATAGACCAACATCATTATGGTAAAGATGGTAAAACTCCATTTTTTTATAGAGATTTATTTAGAGAAACACCACAATGTAAAAATTTTATAGACAGAAATATACATAGACAACCAATATCAGATTTTAAAGAAAAAGGTCTTGATTTTTTAACAGATGGTGTCAGATTTAG